GGTCTACCAGGAACTCTAAACGAACCAGTATAACTAAAATCAACTGATGAACTTTGTGATAATATTTCTACTTCTACTCCTGCTCTATCAATAGTAGCATTTGTTGTGGGATTAGTTGTAGTTGTATTTAAATAAGTTCCAGAATTACTACTACCAGTAATATACTTAGATCCTAAATCAGGAAGTTGAAAAGTTCCTCCAGTGCCATCTTCATCAGCTTCTTGTAAAATACTATTTTCTTTTTTGTATATACAAGAATTTCCTACACCAAGCACTCTTGCTAAATTTGGATAATCATTAGCAGACAAAATTTGTCCCCGACATTTTAAATATCCAGCAGGAACATATTGCACATAATCTTCACCAAGAGCAGAAATTCCTGTTAAAGTTCTAAAAAAAGGAAATATTGATCCACAAGGACCACCATATTTACCCTTTTCAAAACTATAATATGACATTATTGTTCCTCCGCTTAAAATGCTTTAATGATAAAAATCATTGTGCAACTTGGTGTTGAACTATTCATATTTATAGTTCCAAAATTAACTCCAGTGGAATTGTCTATTGTGACATCATTCATTTTTACATCAGATACAATACCAGGATTGATTAATTTAATTTTACTAACCCAGTTATATTCTAAACTGCCATGAGAGTGTCCCGTAATTTGAGAAAATGATTTTTCTGAATGACTTAAATTTGTGAAAAAATATCTAGTGCCAGAATTATTCGCCCACATGTCACCACCACTAAATCCATCACCACTACTAAATCCAGTAGCTCTGTTCTGACCATCCCAAGATGGTTGGTCATCTACAATATTTCCCCCACCTGCTCTAAATGTGGTAAAAATAGTACGAGAAGCACCAACATTAGCCATTTGAGTAGCATCAATTGGTGGATCATTTGTTGATCTACAAACAGTTGTTGGACTTCCTCTATATGCACATCTAGCAAAAAAATTATTACTCCCAAAATAGTTGGAATTTATAGTTGCTAAATTTCCTCTACGAAAATAAGAAGGCGCTCCATCTGATTCATAATCATGAGTATGGCTAGGAACATGTCTATCACTAAGTTTTCTTTCGTTAACAGAAAAAGTAAATGTAACATCTCCTTCACTAAGTAAAAATGCTTCATGTTTTGCAACAACATCTGGTCTAGATATCTGTTCTCCTACAACATCAATTGTAGAAGTCCAGTTAGTTTGAGTATTAGATGGTTTATTACCATTGTCAGCTAAACCAACATTACGCCAAAATGAATCTAAATTTATGTTAGAATTTTCTGGTTTGTTAGCATTATCACTTGATTGTAAGTAAAAGAAATGTCCTCTGTAGATATCCATCATAGAAGAAGAGCCATCATTTAAATTAGGAATTCTAAATGTAGATCCTTCAGTTCCCCCATAAGTATTTCCAATTGTTTCATATAATAAAGGATATCTAGTAATGGGAGGTGTGGAACCACTACATACAATCCAGCCAACAGGTATTGTATCAATTTCCCCAGACCAAGGAACAATAGTCCCGATAGGAAATCCTCTCATGGATTTTATTGTGTTGTAATTAGTAGCGTCTTGATATGCCATGAATCAGATCTCCATTAAGAACCAACCTTGTTGCTCACCAGGAATACCATTATCATCTCCATCAGTATCTCCAACATAAATCAATCCAAAGCCAGCATTAGGAGTATTTACGACTAGTTCGCCGCTTGAATACTCAGAAGGTAGACCTCCTAAAGTGCTTCCTCCAAGTTTTCCTTGAATTTGAACATTTGAAGGTGCTCTTACAACAAGAGAAATTGAGAAGTTCAACGCACCACCAGCATCAACAATTCTCACAATATCACCAGTTACTGCCCCAGAAGGCAATCTTAAAACTAACGTAGAAGAAGGTCTTACAATATATTGTAAGTTTGGACGTAATTGAATAGCAGTTGCATCAGTATTTCCTTGAGTGGAAACAAAAATTGTCTTTCTGCCTCCATTACTATTGAAGAATCTGTCTTCCCCAAAAGCATCTACTGATCTATCTTGCTTAATTCTAAATTCGCTTGTTCCATTAACACCTAAATTATTAACTTCAAAAGGAACAATTGCTTCGGAAGGAGATGCAGAAGAAAGACCATTAATTGTCAAATATCTTCCAACAAAAGTAGTTCCTGTTTGTGCATCTACACTAAATCTAGTTGTAAATAAGTTAGTGCCAGTTTCTGCATTATCAGGATTTTGGAGTGTACCAACCGTAAAATCATCACCAGCTCTTAATGTACCAGCAATTTGTGTATTACCAGAAGAACCAGTAACTCGGAAAGCTATATTTGCTGCAACGTCGATTCTAGATTTATCAAATCTACCATCAGTAAAGAAAGAATCTTTAAATATTGTTAGATTTGCTCCATTATATAATCTGGTGTTACCAGAAGCACTTTCAACATAGAATCTTGGAGCACTACCATTAGTGATTACAAAATATTGTTTTGCTGGAAGTGAAGTAGATGTATTTCCACTTAATTCTATGGAGTTATGTACTGTTAAGTTACCTCCACCAGATGCTGCAATTGAAGCTCCTGTAGAAGTGCTGGAGTTGGTTCCAAATGCATCAGCAATAGCAATAGTATTGTTAATATTTTCATCTAAAGAATTTGTATCATAACCAATTATGACATTACCAATAACTTGAGTATTACCACTTGTAGAAATAATTTTAAACATTTCAAGTGGATTTTTTGGACTTACTTCAGTACCAGTATCTCCGTTTGTAATTGTAAATGTTTGAGCATCTGAAGTATTAATTGCATTAATTTTTACAAATTCATCAAATTCAGTTCCTTTGTTAAGTCTAAAGAGATCATTTACTCTTAAGAAAGCAGACAATTCACCAATATTTACAGTTGTTGATGTAGAACTTATTGGATTTGGGAAAATGTAAGAAGCATTTTCTTGCTTATTGAGAAGAATAACTTGTTCGCCATCTGGATGAGAAACACGTACAGTTCCTTCCTGTGCTCGGAGAACATTTACCGTAAATGGTCTAGTAGGAGTAGGATCACTAATAGTTCTTACAATTTCAGTTCCAATTAGATATAATTGGTTTACAACAACATTTGAAGAATTATTTACAGGTAATCTGTAACTACCATCAGGATTTTCAAAATCAATACTCCCCCAATATTCATCACCTAAAGTATCAATTGTAGTAGATTCTAGTTGAATTCTTGCAGTTCCAGGATCGGTAGCACCTGAAAGTAAAGTAATTGTAATTGTACTACCATTTAAAGCATTTGAAAGCGTGATTCCAGAAGAATCAGACTGATTAACAAAGTATGTTACATTTGTTGATACCCCAGCAAGACTGCCAGTGTCAATAAAGACAACTGGATCATTTTGCGAGAAATAATTATTAGAGAAATTAAGTTTATTTGCTACAACAGCAGTAATTTGTAATATTTCAGCAAAATTTTCACTGACTGAATAATAATCAATATTGAGATTTTGTAATGTACCTACTGGCTGAGAAGATCCTATTGGTCTAATAACTCTACCAGTTGCTAAAGTACCTGTAGATATAAATGTTCCAACATTTGAATATGTAAATGTAGTAGAGTTTACTACAGTAACCTGAACAGGAATAGCGGTATTAAATGATTCATTACTACATCTAATTGTTACTTCTTCGCCAGTAGTTAGTTGATGAGCTGCAACTGTGGTAATAGTTGCAATATTTCCTGAACGAGAAACAGAAGCAATATCAATATTTCCAAAGATATTTCTTTCGATACCAACATTAGAATTTCTAAATCCACCATTTTGAGTTATATCAGATTCAAAAATAGAAGAACCAAGAACTTTTAAACCGTGACGAATAGTTGTTCTACCAGCAACTCCACCAATTTCAACTGTACCAGCAGAACCAGCAAGTTTAAGTTCGTTCAATCCAGTTGGGAATATACTAAAGGTATTAATAGACTCATCGGATTCAATAAATCCGCCACGAAGGGTAAGTCTACCATCAAAAATTGTTCTAAAATTCCTAACTCTAAAAATACTTTCTGGTGGATTAGCGAAAGCACCACCAATAGTAATTAAAGATTTGTTGGTATTTCCAGTATTAGAAACAGTACCAATATTAACTGTAGAATCTAGAGAACCATTGTGAATATTTAATGTTGTATCAGTAGATGAGTTACCTACATTAATTGTTTGTGCTGCTGTAGCACTATTGAACAAATTAATATTTGTAGCAAAAGCACCAAGAGATAAATTAACTAAAGTGTTTTCATTTACAACATTAAATGTAGCTGATGTTGTTTTAATGTCTCCACCATTAACTTCAATATCACTTTCAAATCTAAAATCATTAGTAATTCTACCAGAACCAATTACAACAAACTCTCTATCTAATTGAGCATTAGTAGCATTAACACCAACTCTACCATTGTTTGTAGTAGCTACTCTTAAAGTAGCAGCATCGTTAGGAGTTGCACTATCACCACCAACCAAGAATGCATTATTTAATGCAGTTTCAGTTTTTGTTTGAATACCATTAGCAATTGTTATACCAACAGATTTACCACTAATAAATGTGTTACCTACAAGATCAAGGTTTGCTCTTGGCGTAATATTATTTTCAGTCGAAGAATCTACAAATCCACGAAGATATGCAGTATCAGATGCTCTTGCAATCGTGTTAATACCAAGTTTATAATCACCAAATACTTCAGTATTTGTTCTGAGAGTTTCACTTCCGAGAACTCCGAACTCCTTCCAATTAGATCTAGCAACTTCAATAGTTGCATTTGCTCCAGCAGAAGCCCAAGTATATACAGTTCCATTTGCAGGAGGAATTGGAATTAGAATTCTGCAGCTATTTGATGAAGCAACAAATCCTTGAGAAACAACGTTCCAGGTTCCATTTAGATTTGGATTTAAGTTAAAGTTACTGATTCTTAATTGCGAACCAGCAGCAACATTTAAGTCTTGATTTGATACAGTTCCAATCCAATTAATAGTAATGTAAACTCCATCACTGGTAATATTTTGAATATTAGAGTTTGCTATTACAGTATAGTAATTTGCATAAATCCACCCCAATGAACCAGAAAGTCCTACTTCAGCACCTTTTAACAATATGTCACCAGAAACTGGCTTTAACAACGTACTATAAGAAATTTCTTGTACGTTATTAAATCTAAACGTAGGACTTTGATTTGGCGTTAAATTAGTTGGTCCTAAAGAACTTACATAATTTGTTCTTATAGAATAAAATTGACCATCTTTTCCAAGTTGTTGTCTTGCGGTTATTCCGTAAATAGCAGCATTAATTCTATTCTTACTTAATGTAATATCACCATCGTTATTATTAGTATATTGAGATCTGCTTACAGAAGTATCATCTCCTAAAGCAGAATCAACAACACTGAAAATACGTAATGCAGTTCCTTCTTCTGGAGTTACATTAATTTCAACTGGATTATTAAATGTAGCATTGCCTTCTACTGTAATACGATCATTAAACGTTACAGGAACATCAAATGTCGTAACAAGAGTGCCGCCCGCATCATCCGAATCATCTTCAGAATCAATTAGGTCAGCTCTTTCTAGGAAAGTTTCTTCACCAGTGATGGCATTAACTTTTCTATTACCAATATAAAGATCACCATTAGAGTTTAGACCAGTATAGAATACAATACCGCCGTCTTCTCTCTTAGATTGAGCATAAAAATCTTGTAAATCCTCTAATACAACTTCTTGTCTTAGTGGGAATCCAGTTGAGTAGTTGCCAGGACCATAACCTAGATACTCAAACGTATGGTTTCCAGAACGTGCAATAGAAGGTCTACGAAGTTCTACATATAATTTTTGCTCTAATGGGAATTGCGAATCGCCAGAAATAGGAATTTTTCTATCTTCAGCTCCTGATCTAGCATTTCCTTCTTGAGCTTCAATAATATTGGAACCACCAACAGGAGTTAAAGTAGGAGATGTTAGTTCTTCTGATCTAACAAAATTATAACTTTCAAACGCTGGTTGTTGAACTATATCATAAACAACTTCTTTAGTTTCGCTATTTTTTGCATCATTAATAGTTACATAACCATGAATATAGTTATCGGCTGCTGCAATAGAAGCAGGAACATCATTATATACTGAATTTAATTGCTTAAACCATACTGGATCATTTTTGTAGTTTTGTGGGTAGAGTTGCGAAATAGGCTGAGAGAATTTATAATTTTTAAAGTTTTCTCCTACACCAGCACCAGTTGGGAATGGAGAAATATTACCTCTAACAGCAGTTAAATAATATACTCCATCTTGCTGTCCAGCAATTCTTTCTTGTATTTCATCGATATCAAAAATGTAGAATGTATCGTCAATGTTTCCTACATCTTCTACGCTTTCAATTTGATATCTTCTTCCTGTATCATCTGTAATAAAATCACCAGGCGCTAATGTGTATACATTAGAACCCTCAATTGTATACAAATAATCTTTTTTGCTTGATTTATCTTTCCCTTCTGGATCTCCAATACTGTTTGGTTTTGCTTGAAGATCTGCACTAATTACAAAAAGACCAATTGTTTGAGTAAATGTAGTTGTTAAGAAATTAGAATACTCTATTTTGCCATCAGTAACTCTCAAAATTAAATAGTGTTTGTTACCAACGGAAAGGTATTTCTGCACAATAGCAGAGCCATTAGAATTTCCAGTCCATGTAATTTCTGGAGCAGTTGGTCCAGAAGAAAATTGACCAGATCCTCCTTCAGGTGCAGAAATTTCTACTACAGTGAAAATTTCATTTTTTAGTGCTTCATTGACAATGGTATGATCAAAAGCAATGATTTCAAGATAATTATTTTGTGTTTTTCTAGCAGATTGAATTGTAAACGCAATATTAGATTCGGTCTCTACAATTTTAGGAGAAAAATATGGATCATATAATCCAAGTCTTCTTTCTGGACTTAAATTAAAAATACCAGGATCAATTGGATTTATAACATCAGTAATATACTCATCGGTTGTTAAGCCAATCGTTTCTTGGAATCCAGATGGATTTTGGAAAATAGCAGTATCTTGTGTATTGCCAGAAACTGGAGCTAATACAATTTTTTGAGGAACAAGTCTTCTCTTTTCATCGGTTCTTATTTTCATAACAAAACCGTTGAGAGGATCTCTCACAGTTTCAAGATATTTTGGAATTACATAACGGAATCTATATACACGATCTTCTTTTTGTCTAGTATCATTAACTCTAGTAAACCAAGTATCAAGTGTTCTAATTTTACCAGAATTAGGACCATAAGCATTTACATCATGGAACCTAGTTAAAATGCTATCAGCTCTTACATTAGAACCAGATGATTCATCGAGAACTTCCAAATACCATAAGCCATCGCTATTTTCTGGTGAGGAGAAAGTAGCATCAAAT